GTATTTGAATATCGCATCATCCAGACGTAAAAACTGCGCCCCGCTGGCATGTGCGGTCGCGGCGGAGCCGTATGCCGCCCGATTCAAATAGGTCAGGTTGTACTGGTATGCCGACGTCAGCGCGGCAGTTTCATAAGCTAGATATTCTCCGTCCACATAGCATAGCGTGACCAAATCGTTAGCGTTTTGTGCCGTTCCGGAAAGCAGCGATCCGTGGCTCATCGTCAAATCAACAGACAGCGTATTAGCCACGTCTGGGTTTGTTGCGCTGGCCGGTAGCGAGGCGGTTAGCGTACCTTGCCGCGCTGCTGTGGTGACTTCGCCAACCATGCGATAGGTCGCGTTATCTTCGCTTATCCATACATAGTATCCGCCCCAGTTGCCGGTTCCGCTCGCGCCAATCCAGATTTGCTCAGAGCCAGCAAGCCACACTGGCGGCTCGAATATAACCGGAGTATTCATCGCGCTGGCGGCAACGTTGATGTTAATACTCGCGCCATTGGCGGTCTGCATCTGATACTTGCTCGGGCCGAGACTGCCAATCGGCAACTCATCAGCCGTGATGGTCAGCGTGCCGTACTCGTCTTCTTCGATGCTGGTGATGCGGACCGGCGTGCGATCTAGCCCTAACGTGGTATCGGTTAGGGTAACAATATCCATCGGCTCGAGCAGGCAAAATGCCCATCCCAGCCGGAAGGTATACGAATTTCGCACGTAATTACTGCGCTGTAAGGCAATTTGAGCGACCGTGCGGGCCGCTACTGGGTCGGCAATCTCTGGAAAATTCAGAACGGCTGGAGTGCGCAGGCCGTAGGTGTCTATCCCGTACTGATCCTTCGCCTCAGCAACGCCGTTGTTATATTCTTTGCTGCGGTCGCTGAATTGAACTTGTGTAGTGTTGTAGGCGTCAGAAATTGCCTTCCGCGTGCATTGAACTGGCTCATCGCTGGCAGAATCGACCAGAAACTGATCGTCTGTCAGGTCATATAGCGGCGTCATATTCGGCGTGTAGGTTACGCCGTTCCCGGAAACAGGGAAGTCCTGTTGCGGTACGAATTTGATAACGCCATCGCTGTAAAAGGCCGCTGTATTACTGATAGTCAGCAGAGTAGTAATCATGTCTCGCGCTGGCGACGGCGTTGTATATGCCGGGCTGACAAACAGGCCTTGCGCGATGGCGTAATTCTTGAAATTGGTTAGCGAGCCGATCGAATTTCCGGGCATACCAATACAGCTTGATGCGTTAGTCAGCAGGTCGTAAATCACGTTGGCCGGGTTTGCGTCGCCACCCGTCCACGTTCCGACATCTGTCTGAGCAAGTCGGCCAGCTAGTTCTGCGCTAATCGTCGGCACTGAGTTGCTATTGCCGAGTTGTAGGGTATCCGCGCCAAGATAGGCTACGCCACGATAATTAAGCGCGTCGGCAGGGTGCTTGGTTGATAGGTATCCCCACGGTGCCTGCGTGTCTGTGCCGCTAAATTGCGTCATCCCGAATGATCCGGCAGTTCCTTTCTGCTTGCCTACCCATATAGCCCATGTTCCGCTATCTACCGTTCCTTCGCACAAGGAAAGCATAAGGGACACGGAATACGTATAGCTAACGTTCGTTACAGTGGCCCCCCCGCCCTTGCCACCTACATTCTGGCTTGATTCGTGCGAAGTCTGGACGAAATCACCGTACCATGTCACATTGGCTGAAACCCGATTTGTCCCGTACAGCAACGGCAGTACCCGGCCATAACAAGACGTGCCCACTTGCAAGCTTGATATAACCGGAGCGTTAGGATTGACGCTAGACTTATGGCCGCCCATTATTTGCCCTCGTCCGGCCAGCAAGACCAGAAACCGACGAAATGTTTACGAAGCCGCGCATTCGCGGTTACGTCGTCAATTGTAACGCACCCAGCATCGCGGTAGGCGTGGATAATCATCGGCCAATCTGCAACGATGCCGCCGTGGCTAATACAGTGGCCGAATTTAAACAAGGCAATGTCGCCCGGTTTGCAGCTATCTACCGGCTTTGCGAAGCGCTCAACGATGCCTAGATAACGCTCTTCGCCGCGATGCAGCATCCAGTCAGGCGGGTACGGCTCTGGATCAAATGGCTCAATTACGCCAGCCTCTGAAAAAATCCCGATCAGCGACATGCCGCAGTCTGTCCCGGCCCCTTTCACCATAGCGCGATGATGATAGGGTGTGTTTAGCCAAGTCTTAGCGACTTCGACCACGCGAAGGCGCTGCTCAGCCTCGCTCATCACAGCACTGTCTCTGGCGTCGGAACGAACGGAAAGCCCTTGAAATTGACAACATTTCCGAACTTGTTAGTGCAAGTCGATAGTTGTTTATCGCAGCCAGGATAGGCGATAAAGGTATCGCCAGGCGCTGGCATGTGGGGCAGGCCATAAGATAACGTCGCCACATTCGAGACATAATCTCGAATTCCTATCGAAAATCCATTATTCGCGCCGCTGGTGAACTTGATCGTTCCGAGCGCCATGTAACCATCGGCGTGCGTCGTACCGGAAAATATAATAGAGTTTTGCGTGCTACCAGTTCCCGCCGAGTCATTGACAACGAACGTCGCCCGGTTGGCTGCGCAGCCAGCGTCAAACAGGGTGTGGATGCACCCGCACTGATATACGACTCGCGGAAGTTGCATGTCCAGCAACTCAAGCGGGCTGCGCACCTCAATCGTCGCCACGTTGCGCGACACCTGTACATCGCCCACGCGGCCAGTAAACACGTTAATCGTTCCCGCGCTGGTATCTCCGGGCGTTGCCCCGATCGCTTTATCAACAGTAAACGTCGCGCCATCCAGATAGCCGGCGTTGACGGCTGCAAGTACGGAATGCCCGGAGTAGGGGCTGCCACCTCCCAGCACATCGTTAGGCGGCGCGGCAAGGGTGATGGTCATCTTATCGGTTTCCAAGCCCACAACTTGCCGAACCTGCGTGCGAGTCAGGATATATCCGCTGCGGGCATAGGTATTTTCGCCAACCGTAATGTCAATGTCAGAGTCGGTCAGGTAAAACACGTCTCCGTAGATACTGGTGATTGTATACAGGTCGGCCATCCAGAAGGGGCCGCCCGTTTCAAGTAACGCGATCATCGCTGGGCTGGCTGTTTTCATGTGATCTTGTTTAGGGGTGAGCCAACGAGGTCAAGCTGTTTGAATTCGTAAAAATTCGACAGGACTTGTGCGTAATCATGCGCATCAGCATCGAACCGGCAACGGAAATAATACTGACCAGTCCACGTCAGGATTTTACCCAACGCCGGGGGTGTCGAAAACGTGACAACCCCGGTAGAATTCAGCGTGAATGCCCCCGTCGGGACGCCATCGATATAAATCGTCGGCGTGCCGTTGATGTTCTGCGTGGGTTCTGCGAAGGTGCCATTGAATGCCCGCACAAGCTGGAACTGCGTCGATGTTCCATTGCCGACGCCGAACTGCTGTGCCGTGACGGTGTTGTCGCTCGGGTCGTTAAACAAGAAGCTATCCCACATCCCCTGCCGCTGTAAGAAGAACCCAGCCAGACTATGGTAGTCAGCCACAGACAGAAATTCAAACGTCAGGCTGAATTTATAAATCGGGTACGCTGCATAAGCCGTGCGCGACTCGATTCCTGATACTGATTTCTGCACCCGCGTCATAAACGTGGGCGTCTTAACCACCGGCCATGACAGGCCTTTGAAGCTGGGAAAAATAGCATTCGACATTTATACCCCCGCCATGCGTGCGTGCTTCTGTAAAGCTGCTGCAAGGGCCGGCCCGTTATCCATTAAAAACCGTTTAACGCCGTGCGCATCCATTGCATTAAGCGTTAAGTTTATCTGCCTGCCGCTGCCGCCGCCGTTATCTGCCATGTCCCGAATCACATCTGCTTGGCGCTGCGGCAACACCATTTCTCGCTGGTGAAGCTGCACAACTGGATCAACGCCGGCTGGAATATCGAAGCCGTTACGCGCAGACAGCCCAGCCATGAACGCCATGGCCCCGCTATAGGCGGTTGCCGCTGCTGCCGGTGCCATCGCTGGGCCGACGAACGGAATAGCAGCAGTCGCTGCGTAAGCGCCCGATCCGGCAATAGCTGCATTCGTTCCGATTTCCGCGATGCCCGTTGCTTTGTCAGAGGCAGTTCCTAGCGCGGCGCTAATCAGTTTCTGAACCCCGATTTTTACCAGCGTTTGAATCGCCATGTCGGCCACGCTGGATAGGACACTCATCAGCGCTTGGTGCATCGACATCGTGCCCTTGATAACGCCGGAAATAGCGCTAGTCATGGACGATTCCAGCGTGGCACCGACCGACTTGAATAGCGCCTGCATCGGTGTGATTTGCTGCCGCTGAATGTCGGAAATTTTCTTCATACCGGCAGCGTGGACTTGCTCAAGCTGGGCATACAGCGCCCGCAGTTTTTCGGGGTCGTAATACGGATTGGTTTTGGCTATAGCGATTTCTTGACGCACCGCCGCCTCTTGCAGCGCCAGCCGCTTTCCTTCGTATTTCTGCTCTTCGGCAAGCGCGGAATTATGCGTCAAAATGCCGAGCGATTCTTTCTGCTTTACGCGAGAAATCGCATCGTCTATTTGCGTTTCTTGCAGCTTCGATGCGGCTATCGCCGATTTCATTTCCGCTTCGGTGCGCTTGTTGGCTTCTTCAATCGTGACTTCGGTTAAATGTTTCTGGGCGGCCTCATACTGCGGCGAAGCCTCGCCGTACCGCTGCTTGGTAAGC